CCCACCCTTACCACTTTCGGTGTGAACACATAATCTACATCTCCTCACCTTTCCGTATGCGATTGGTAACTGAAATACCCTTATATCCTTTTTGAACATAAATAACGGGTACCATCTTTTACACTCTATACAATGTTTACCTATTGCCATCCATTAATTCTTTTAATCTTGCTTCGTATAAAAATTTATAATGTTGCTTTGTCCAACCATCGTTTCTATCGGTATTCATTTCAGTATAAAACTTTTGTAACTTTGTGTCACCTAATCTTAATTCTGTTTCTTTATTAATTCTATTCTGTTTCTTATTTCCAATTCTTTCGATTTGGAATAATATAAACATACCTACAAATATTGATATGATTGTTATTATTTCTTGCATAGTTTTTTCTTTTTTCTTTCCTCAATTAGTTTTCTATGTTTATCATGTTTCATATCCGCTCTTGTTAAGAAAAATACCATACAAAATGCTATTACTATAACTAAATAAAACGGATGCTCACTTATATATTCCATATATTAGTTTTTATGTGCTACTCCAACTTTGTTAAATAGGTCATCATAACTACCACCACTCTTAAACTCAAACTTATCACAGGTGTAGTAACGACTTGATATTGCTTTCATTGTCAATCCACACTTCACACCTTGTCCCACACCTACTAACCATAACATATGTTGGCAGTTGAAACATACTTTCTCATCCGATTTTGGATTTTCTATTTTATTTGCTTCCACCATTTATCTTTTTAGTTAATTGTTTAATTTGTGCTGATAAACTTTGTTGAGTTTGTATCATTTGTGCATATGGTATTGTAGTTCCACTATTAGTTACATTATTTACAATACCCCCCATTGAATGGCTACTATATGCTGGTGCTGATGCTAATCTTATTCCCAACATTTCATCTATCATTTCCTCAAATACTCTATTAAACTTTGCTAGTGATTGCATGTCCTCTTTATTAACTGAACGTGTTACATTCATACGATTATCATCCCACAATAAGATACCAAAATTATCTGATTTGCTACCCAACCATTTATGTTCCGATGTCAATACACTCAATTCCCATTTTGGTTTATGTGGTAAGTTTAAGTCTAATACATCTACCATATATTTTGTCTCACCGGCATTGTGTATTGGATTTACTAATGCATATCCTTTGTATACATATCCACTTATTTTTTCCCACCCTTTAATTTTCATAACTTTTGGTTTTTTAGCTTCATCCATTGCGTTTAATACACAACTCAAATGATCGTTACCTATTAAATAATCTACATCCGTATATGTACTTTCCTTTCCACAATATCTACAATAATACTCTTTCACTAAACATATTTTTTACATCTATCTATTGATTCATTTTCTGCTTCTACTTTTGCTGAATACATTTGTCTAATGATAATTCCCAATTGCTCATCGGTTATAGTATCATCAATTATAATTTCTTTACGAATGGTCAATGTTTCTTTTGCTTGTTCTGACCATTCTATCATTCTTTGTGCGTATATTTTTTCCATATTATCTAAACCATTTATCGAAATCGGTTGGCTCCGGTCTATCCTCTTTTTTAACTACTTTCTTTTTAGTTGTTGGTTTCTTAACTTTTGGTGGGTCTAATTCTGCTTTTAACTGAATTTTCTCTCTCATTGTTAAATCGGTTAATCTATGCCATTGTTTTAGGTCTAATGCCGATTCAATAATATAATAACCTTTTTTATCCTGCTTCAACATTGTTTTGTAATTTAGTTATTTGTTTGTGTAACCTTGCTGCTATTTCATATTGTTCATTCTCAACACATACCTCTAACATATCAGGTAACATCGTTTCATCAAAATCTAATTCGTTTTGTTCATCAGTATTTTGATTATATAACGCAATTAGTTCATTCATTACACCTTCCATAAATTCACTATTTTTAATAGTATTTAGGAGTTGTTGCATGAATAACTTTCTAATTGAGCCATCTTCATTATTTTTGTTTCTTCTACTTTTCATATATCAAAGATACAACAAAATATCAAAGTGACAAAATATTATTGTGACTTTCTATTCTTAGCCTTTACATCAATAGTACCTTTTGTATTGGTTTTACCTACTGAATTATTAATAATTGTTTTGTTCTGTTTCTTCTTGTCGGATTTCATTATACTCTTTAATAGCATTTCCTTTTGACTCAATGATTTGCTCATAGTGTAGGTCTGGTATTATTTGTAAAAAAATATATTCAAATGGATTATGTGGATTTTTAACACAATGTTCTGCTTCATATAAATCTTTAGCGGCTGATACATCGTTTATTCTCTCCGAGTTTATTCTTTTTTTAACTATACAAAGTTTATCTCCATATCTTAAAAATTCTTTTACTATCATATTATGTATGTTTTCTATAAATCTTTGCGTTTTGTTGTTCTCTTATAGTTTTCTTTTGAATCTTCTTTCTGCCTTTTAATTTCGTTTGTTTGTTGTTCATTTAAATACTCCTTAAGAATTTTACTTCCCTTTTTGGTTTTATATAAATCATAATAATTTACTCTTTCACCATTCTTATATACTCTCAATTCATACTTATCACCATTTTTTAATAAGAAAGTATGCCACTCAGGTATAAATATTCTTTTGATTTTTCTAAATATATTCATATTCAAATATACTATTTATTTTATAAACTTCAAAATATTTTCATACATAAATTTATGACCTAATTCACCAAAATGCATATCATCAACTTCACCTTTTGTTTCATGCTTAATTATAAAGTGTTCATTTCTATCTATACTATTGGTAACACCACTTAAATAATTGTAGATTTCACCATCTATTTCAAATCTAATTAAATTAGGCTGTTCTACTAATTTAGTATATTCATTTATTTCATCACTAATACTATCCATTGACCAAATATAAACTTTTGCACCTATATTGGTTTCTATGTATTTTAATAATGTAAGTATTTGTTTAACTATTTCTATTATAAATGGTATTTCAAAATCCAAATGTGTTAAATAAAAATGTTGGTATTTAGGATCGTCAAATACCAAACTACCACCCTTTTGCCAACCATCACTTATCCACTTGCCGTTTTGTAAAATTGGAACTTCAAATCTAACAAAATGTGTAAATTGAAATATTATAGTATCATCTTTGTTTATTTTATGTAAATCACCTAATAATCTTTTGAATTGTTGTTGATTACTATGCCCACCTTCAGCTCTTAATATCCACTCCAATCCCAATTCATTTGCTAATTGCACATAAAAAGGATTACCAATATGACCAAGCCATTCGGTATATTGAGTAGATAAATATCTAATACCCTCTCCTAACTTTTCTAAATATTGATTTTCAGTATGTGCGTAACCTAATAAATTACCTGCACTATGTGAACATCCGTAAATGTATAACTTATTCATTAATTACCATTCAATTAATCTAACTAACGGCCACATTGGTGCTATTGTATTTCCCAATTTCCAAGCTGCATCTTCTAATTTAATACGAAGTTCCTCACTATCATAATAAGATACATGTTCATAACGGGCAAAGTCTTGTTCTGTTATTTTAGTGGGCACCCAACTTTGTTTTGTTAGGACTAAGACACCAAATAAACCCTCATCAACTAAGGGTTTATTTTTAATTTCATTTTTAAAATGATTAAAGGCATTTAATTGTAACATATTATATTATTTTAATTATACCAATTCTACTAATACCCAAGCAGAATGTCCACCTTTATTTGTTTCAAAAGCGGCTTCATGCAAAGCCTTATCCTCATCTGTTTGATTTTGGCTTTGTGGATGTACTTGTTTATATTTACCGAAATCTTCTTCAGTTATTTCAAGTGGTATCCATGTACCTTTGTCTAATACTAATACACCATATTTACCCGTTGCTGCTAATTCTGGGTTAGCTTCTTTAAATGGTTCAAATGCTTCTAACTTAATCATATTATTTGTTTTATTTTATATAAATATCAAATTATCTTAGAATAAAAATGATTTGCCATTCGTTGATGTCCTAATTCATTAAAATGTCTATCTATTTCACCATTAGGTTTAACTATATGTTGTTCATTTGATATATCTTGCCATTTATAATAAAATGAATAATTTATATTATCATTCGTTGAATTTGGTGCTGTAATAAATTCAATTATTTCGTTGTATCTTTTAAACTCTATATGGGTTTGTCCCTCAACACTCCATACATATAAATTTATATCATTATCTAAACACCACTTTAAAACTTGTTTTTTAAACCAGTTAAAATTGGTATCTCTATATTGTTGTGATACTTCACTTAAATCATGTTTATGTTGAATAAAAAATGCTTCTAAATCTATTAATTGTGCACGAGTTGGATAAATATTATATCTATCAAAGAATGTAAATTCAAATATTACCTTATCACCTTTTTGTATTTGATCTCTCTTATCAATAAATTGTAGTATTGAAACCCAATTACATTGACCGGCATGTGCTGAATTATCTAATTCTAAATTCAATTTATCTGCTAATAATTTAGGCCATGTTTTGTTTTCGTTTACAACATAATTGTGTCCACCAAATCCAGTAGATAATGAACAACCGAATACCCAAAGTTTATTTTTCATGTTTATTTATTGAACTCCATTCATCACTTTCAGTATCCCATATCCATATAGGATTAGATAAATAATATCTAATATCTAATAAAGATGCATTTAAACTAACCATTCCTTTTATTGGTGTTTCATATGTTTCCTCAACAATCATACCACCACATTCATGTATATGTCCACATACATGCACTTTAGGTTTAATATCATTGATACGATTTGCTAACATTTCACAACCAACATGATAATTACCTCTTACACTTATATCATGTCTACCATATCTAGGTGTATGTGTAACTAATATATCTATACTACCATCAGTAGGAACTTTTTGCCATACTTCATCTAATTCTTGGTTTCTATGTTTCATAAATGCCCACATACCATAAATAGGTGACCATGGACTACCATAGATACCCATACCATCTATATTAATATACTCATCTTCTAAATAAGTAATTGTTGGATTGTTTGCTAATAACAAATTCTTTCTATCTTGATTCTGAAATACAAAATCATGATTACCTGCAATTAATACCTTATGTTTAGCATTTTTATTTGCATACCATTTTAGAAACAAATCCGTTTCATCATATTCACCATAACGAGTACAATCCCCACTATGTATAATCATGTCTACATAGGGTAACTCACTATATAAACTAGTAATCTCATTGTGTCTACCATGAGTGTCACTAATAAACATTATTTTCATAACCAATCAATTTATCTATTTCCATAATAGCGTTAAGTGGATTAAAACATCCATTAACAATTCTATAATTATTTTCTAATCTTTGTTGAACACTATCAGTATTGTATATTTGTTCTACTTCCTCAATTGGTAATTCATTAAATCGTTTTAATGCATTAACAAATGTTTCTATTCTTTCCGTTTCACTTATATTTTCATCCCAATTCGTATCTAAACCAAATACATCTTCAAATGTTTCTATTCCATTATTTCGGAGTGCTCTATTAAATCCTCTACATTGTAAAGATATGAATATATTTTTACATAACCAAGCTCTTATCGTTTTTTCTGTCAAACGTAAATCATCACCACTATCACCACTACTTTCAACTATAAAAGATGCATATGAGTCTAATGAATTAATGTTCACTTCATCATACATGTCTATACTATCTGAACTTTGTATATTACCCAATTCAACATCTATTTTATTTTCGTATATAAAAAACTCATTTGTAAATTGATTTAAATACTCAATATCAAATGTTAAATCATCGTTTCCATCTCTGCCCCCACCTGGACTATTTCTATAATTAATAAAATCACTAATTGATTTAATATCACCAAATGTGTTTTTCTTTATTATAAGACCAAATGTATAATAACAATCTTTTAATTGAATGTTATGTTTTTTAATAAGTTCAAATATTTTAATTCTGCGTAAATTGATAGAACGATTAAAGAAATTATATTTTTTGTTTCTTGAATCTTTCAATTGAAATGCTTTTTCTGAAAATAAAGATTTAAAAGGTAGGCATTTTGTTCTTAATGCTAAATCACATTCAGTTGTATCGTTATCTAAATGTGTAGTTAGAAAATATATTCTATGATTTATATTTCTATTTTCAATAATAGCTTTTCTTCTGTGTCTATTACAATATTCATGATTAATAAATAAAAATATAGTAAGTTTATATTCTTTATTTACACTTGCATTAATGTAATCAATATCATCTAATTTTATAAATAATACATCACCATTTTTTATTTTGTTAATGTAAGTGTAATCATTTTGTGGTATTTCTACTAATGAATAACCTTTATTTTCAAAATAACTAAATTCTATACCATAATATTCATTGTGGTAAATAAATTGCATTATAACTTCAAATCTTTTATTGTATCAACAATATCCTTTTCATCTTTATAGATTTCTTTAACTTTGTCTAAAGCTTCATTATAAGCCATTTCGGCTATCTTTGCTGCATCATCTAATTTAATATAAGAAAATGTATCACCCTCTTTGTTTTTAAGCGAAAGAAAGCCAGTTGCTTTTAATTTGTTTTCCCAATTCATATGTATTACTTTTTTGAATAAGTATTATCATTTGTAAGTTTCCGTAATAAATCTTGCTGACCTTTCGTGAAGTTTCCTTTTTCAGTAAGATGTTTATCCAAAGATTCTAACAATTTAATTTTTTTCATATAGTAATCTTTTGCTTTCTCTAATAGTATTCTATCGTATCTACTCATTATTCAAATATTTTAGTTGTTGTGTTTTGTACCCATATCGTTGAATGTTGATCAGTTGTAAAACCATTTAATACCCATATATTATTTGATTTATATAATAACATTCTCCACATCCATGCAGTTGTTTGTGGTTGAATTGAAACATTATTTTTAATATACGTTGTAGTTACATCTGAAAATGTTTGATATGTTTTGTCGGATTTATATACATTGATTGTATATCCACCATACCAACTTCCTGTTATATCACCTGTTCTATCAAGAAATATTTCATTAATACCATCACCATCAACATCAGCACATGCAATGTCCATAACACTACCCCAACCAGTTGTACTAGGTAAACATATTTGAGTTTGTGTTTGAAAATTATTATTTTTGTTAAAAAAAATAGTAGAAGGTGAATATAAAGCAGGTGCAGGTCTTCCCTCATCACCACTTAATATAATATCATTCTTACCATCATTATCAACATCAATAATTTCGCCAGTAATATAACCATAACCTGCATTGTATTGCCAATCTTGGCCTGTAAAATTACCTTTCCCATCACCATATAAAACTTTTGCAGGATGCCCACCTAAAACAATTATGTCTAAATTACCATCACCATTTAAATCCCCACTTGCACCTCCATGCCAAAATGCAGTTGGTAACATAGATAAATCACCTAATTTGTATTTATGAGTAGTTTTGTCACTTAGTAATAATGTGCATTGTTCACCAGGATAGGGTGATGCATCCAATCCTTGATTAATTAAGAATAAATCAGGTAAACTATCATTATTGAAATCACCTACAATTGTTTTTCTAGTATTTACTGTCCCAACAAAGTTATCAGGTAACATACTATTATCTAATTCATAATGATTACCCTTATTAATAATAACATCTGGTTTAGTTGTAAAATTTCCATTGGACTCATACGGATAAAATATATCCTCTAACCCATCACCATTAATATCAATGTAGACATATCCTAAATTATTGTTACCATTATAGATACCTTTATTTCTAATACCTAATACTAAACGTATACTATCAACATTAACAAATTTAAATGGTGTTTTTAATTGATAAGATGTCTTTCCAACATAATAACCAGCAGTTAAAGTTTGGTATGTTGTAGTAACAGGTGTTGTTGATGGTGGAATAACCGGTAATGGTGTTATAACTACTTTAGAACAACTGAACAAACCTACTAATAAAAATCCTAATAATATATTTTTCATAATTAACCTTTTACAAATATTTGAATTAATAAAATTGTGAATGCCAATAATAAACACACAATGGTTTTGGATGTGATAGGCTCTTTGAACAGGACACTACTTAATATACTGAATACAAATACACCTACTACAAACCCTACCAACCTAGATAACCATAAACCACCATTACTATATTCTACCATACAACCAACTGATTTAATGAATATAAAACTAATTGGCATTGAAGCTAATATAATTAAGATAGGATATTTTTCGTTCCAATGATATTTAATTCCACCCTGTAATTGTAGAAAGGTAAGAACTTGTGCTACCAATCCATACAATATACCTAATAATAACTTATTCATTTAACTTAATTTTAATTCGTTTACTACCTCGATAGTGTAATCTATATGCTTTATTATATCTACCCCTTTCCCAATAGTGTGGTGTCCTACCATAATAACCATTGATAAATGCATTGATAATTCTATTCAATACATACTTTGGATTTTTCATTATTTATATTTTTCTTTTAATACTATATCGTAGTAATCAATTGTTTCTTTACCATTAACACTACTCTTTGTCCATACCATTGGAAATTCATCTCTACATTGTTCTACCCTTTCCTGTTTTGATTTAGTTTTATCGGTATTGTTTTCATAGAATAACCATGCTTCCCAATAATGGTCAACTGCATTTCTATCCCTAAACCCTACCATAACAGCAATTTGATAACCAAAGAATACAAATGATAATACAGGACCCCATTCGTATCTATAATCACAATCAGTCCATTTTGTTTTCCAACCTAAACTACAATAACTAAATCCAAATTTTTGTGGACGAGATGTTTTCCAACCTGGCTTCTCCTTATCCTTAACCCACACTCTTGGTAGGAAATAAGGAACGCCCACTTTTGTTTTACCACAATATGTTTTTATACTGAATGGTTTGAATGGTGAGTTCAATGCCTTTAACCAATAGAAATCTTGTAGGATATATTTTAATTTTCTCATAACTTATTTATTTAGTTTTTTAATACATTCATCAACCTTATCTCTTAACCTACCACCATATCCAAAATCACCAGTAACTTGTACATGCCTCCACATTGGAATACGAGCATTCATCCATTTGAACTCTGCACTTAACTTCATATCATCAATTGCAATCCAATTACTAATTTTATTATCCTTAGCCCATTTCGCAATTTGATGTGCTCTTTCAAACTCTAAAGATGGATTACTCATCTTATTCCATATCCCCATTTGTCTGGTATTCATATGGGTTGTGGTATCAATAAGTTTTGCATAGATACCATACTCAATGAAAATGTCACTCATTTGTTTTAATGTGAAATGCATTTTCCAATCAGAACTTAACACTAATTCAGCATTTGTTTTATCACATATCTCAGCTAATGCTTCACAATCTGCCCTATCCCAAGCGTAAGGTATTGTAAACTCTGCCGATGTGTTTTCGTTTATCTTAACCTTACCATCCATCCATGTTCCCCATGCTAATGGTCCATCTATATCGATGAATATTATTTTCTTTCTCATACTATAAATCTTTTAATGCTTCATTAAATGTAAGTTGAACATTCTTAATCATACCAAACCATTTAGCAGATACTCTATGATTACGCATTGTTCCATTGTCCACACTATACATATTTACACTTCTTTCACTATCCCATATAGGTTTTCGATATATGTGAATGATTACCCAATTTGTATCGGTATCTTGAAATGAAAATGTATATCTATCATCATGTTCTTCGGCTTCCTTTAATTTGTATTTGCCACCTACAAAATTCATTCCTAATATATCAGTCGGATTATTTATCTTTAACATATTACATTTTTTTTGCCATTTCGTAAAATACTTTTTTAAGTCCTTCCAAAGTAGTTATGTTTTCTTTGGGAGTAAGTGTCTGTCCTAATTTAACATCACCACGTTTTGGGTCTACCTCATTCATTGTTACATGAGCAAGTCCACCATTTCCATCAATTGGTATAAACAAATCAATATTTATTCTTTCTGGAACTGAATATTGTTGTTTTACTTCACTTAAAGAAATAGTGTAATCTTTACCTCCCGGTGATGATGCTATTTCACTAACATCAATACATTTATACATTTGTGTATTTGCATTGAATACTGGAATGTTAAACTCTTTATCTACTAACATCCATGCTCCTTTTTCTTTTTTAATTGATTTCATACTTTATTATTTTATTTATTTGTTATTATATCCCAATCCATAATTACATCATGCAAATATGCTAATAAACAAAATGGGTCTTTTACATTATACAATTCAAAGTTATATTCCAATGGTGAACTGGATATACTATCCCACAATTTCATTCTATACGAACCCTTATCACCCCAATCATGATGTCTATTCATATGAACTCTGAATGTAGTTGAATTAATGTTATCATGCATAAATTCAAATTCATATAAACTATTATATTCTTGAAAATGCATCACTTCAACTCTCTGTGAATTGATTGCTAATATTTTATCTAAATTTTGTATTGTTATCATATTAATCGTATTGTGATTCAAAATGTTCTATTCTATCTTTCACCCAATCGGTAAATGAATCCATTGTTTTCATAGTTGCTTTATCAAAGCTTCCTTTGTGTAGTGTATCAATCCAAGTAGTACCTTTACCATTTCCGGCTCTCCTTATTTCATATCTTTGATATTCCCATATCATAATAAATGCCAAAACATTGTTTGTATTATCAGGAAAACGAAATACCCACACCTCAGGATGTACACCATCGTATTGAAACGAATATTCATATCCTTTTGATGTTGTGAATTTTGTATTATTTATCTTTCTAAAATTTATTGGTCTATTCATAACTTTCTCTATCTATATTAATTACATAAGGGAAACGAGGTATTCCATCTGGCGTTAAGTTAAAATACTTAATCGTTGCTTGTTTACCTATTAGTTTCTTTTTACTTTTAAGCATTTCAGCAGTTTCATCCCAAGTTCCTTTTACATTTGATTTGAAGCGTTTACCATCCTCTGTCTCAAATACCATATACCCAGCAGTTCCAGTTCGGTTTCCCTCACCCTCTACAATATCTAAAATAGTATATTCATCATCAACAAACGATTTGTGTTTTAATAAGTTCTTACTTCGTTTGTTTTCATACAAACCATCTATTCTTAACATCTGTCCTTCGTAACCTGCTTCTACATATTCACCATATCGTTCCATTACAATATCTTCATTTTTGGCCAAATGTGTTTTTACTACAATACATTCTTTTGGTAATCTCAATGAACATAATGTTGAATATCTAACCTTAAATGTATCATCAACACTTGGTAAATCGTAAATGTGATACTGAATATTCTTTTTACTTTCTTTTAAGTCCTCATCCGTTGGTTTTGTTTTCTTAACTAACGATACAATTTTATTGAAATCATTAGCAAACTTATCAGCATATAACTCACCATCAAATATCAAATCAGGCGTTTCCTCAAATAGTGGAACTAATGCTTTGAAAATATGTGGAGCTGAAATGATTGGTTTACCATTTCTACTAAACATACCATGTCGTGTCACTATACAACGAATACCATCTAACTTTGGTTGAGAGTAAATAGGATATGTAACCTTATCTTTACAATCTTCCCATTTAGCAGCTAACATAGGTTCAAAGTATTGTTGCTTATTAATATCTTTAACATTCTCAAAGTAACCACTCTCTAACTTCTTTGTTCGTTTAGCTACCGCTTCTTTCATTGCTTGCTCCTTATCGGTAGTTTCATTTAACTTACCCTCATTCTTACCATAAACGATTGTCCATTCATTCGTTGTAATTTGTCCACCAACTTGTCCACTATGAGTTCGGTATTTATTACCCACTACTTCAATTGTCCACTCTTGCGTTGCACCAGTCTTTGTCTTTTTGTAAATCGTTTCTAATTTCATATTTTATATTTTAGCATTTATCTAATAATTGTAAACAGTCTCTAACACATACGGCACCTTCAACGGCATCTTTTAATTGATTTGGTGTCACTTCAATAATTGTTCCACTTTTCCAACCCATAACAAACATTTGATATTTACCCAATTCATTTCGGTTTCTATTTAACCACACTTCAATCTTTCTACTATTGTAATTTTGTTTCATTACAAACACATAATGATTTCCAGATATCAAATTGTTATTATCTAATCTAAATCCGTTTATTCGGTTACCATTTGCAGAGAGTCCTACTATACCATCTATATTATTTATTGTTAGCATATTATATTATTTATAGTTTTCTACAATTTCATGATGGTCAAATTCAAATAAACTTTTGATTGGTTGGTTTCTCAACAACTTAAATACTTCACTCATTTCAATTGGATATAAATTGTTACCATCACAACCTACATCCATCATTTTACCTAAACCAATTCTTTTATCGGCAGTAAAGTGAACGTGTCCGTGCAAATGAATTGAACCTCTTGCCATATTATCCCAACTTGCAATTGGAAAGTGCATTAATATAAATTTATGTTCACCACTAAACGGCGTACCCACATTCCATTTTACAGTCAAGTCCAAATATTTGTTTACTGAACTAAATAAGTTTTGGCAATCAAATCTATTGTTTTCAATGTGGTGGTCGTGATTACCCAATATAAGGTGAACATTCTTACATACAATTTGGTCTCTAAACTTTTGTATTTGTTCAAACCCACCGAAGCTCCAATCTCCCAAATGAAATAAAATATCATCTTGTCCAACTACTTCATTTATATTACCAACTAAATGTGCGTTCATATGTTCTAATGTATTGAACTCTCTACAAGTCACCGGGTCTGTCCACTTTGTTGTTGAACTACAAATGTTAGCGTGGTTATAATGTGTGTCACTTGTAAACCATAACTTCTGACCTTTATTTAGTGTTAATTTCATAACTTATTATTTGTTTTATTATTTAATATAAGAAGGTCCATATTCACCCCATTGAGCAGTACCATCTATAATGTTACCTCTACTATGTTTTGCAGGTGCTTTCCAAGTTGCGGCTTTTAACAAATCACCTTTCTTAATCGGTGCACCTTTTAAGTCACCATCCACTCTACTAATAAATCCCCAACAACTACTACCACACCATAAACGAATGTATTTGTTACCAATTTCAGGTATCACATCTTGATATTGGTCAGGCATACTTGCGTTTGTGTAATACTTAAATCGTTTATCATTAACTTCATCAATAAATGCGGCAACAATAGGATTGCCTTTAAGATACTCTATTGCTTTTTCATCAATTACTCTCATATTATAAATTTTTGTTATGTATTGTACCCTATCCTGTCGGTAATAGTCTAAATTACGACTTTTTTGCGACGTGGCAATGCATTTAGGTAACTATTTTTAAAAGTTTTTATTGAGTATCAACGAGTTACGTCAAACAATTATAACCCATTGAATACCAACTAGTTATAACTTGCTGATAATCAATGAGTTATGAAATATACCCAACATATTAAGATTTTTTACTATATCTTAGGTAGTTGCTGTATTTTTTCCATTACGTCCGTTACATCCATAGGTCTTAAATAACCTATAACATCATCCGTAACAGGTGTTTCATATGTTAAATTACCATCGTTATCTAATACTGCCAATTCATACAAATCCTTATCACCACCATAAGTGTAAGGTGTTTTAACTACTGATGCACCATATCCATTATCAAATGTAATACGGCTCATAATACCTACACCCATTAAGTGTGGTACAAATTCTAAATCATTAAATGTTTTCATTGTGTTTTAATTTATTTTTTTACTAGGGTTATTTTGTGACCATGCTGGTATATTCATCTGCCAATTACCATTACCTGCCATTTTACATATTATATACCCAAACCAATCTAAATTCTGGATACAATCTAATGTCACTGCGGTATTATTATGATGCATATGTGTTTGATATAATTGGTATCTATACTTTGCTTTTTTAGTTCGTGTCAATTCCATACCGATATAGTCCTCTTTTACTCCATCACGATTTAAGTAAACTAATATATGATAGCTGTCTGCCATTTGTGTTATAGATTCGATACCTAATGTATATTCTTTATATTCAATAAAGTCACCTATTATTTTTGAATAGTTTTTAATGTGTAACATATTATCCTCTTGCTGATTTAATTAATTTGGTAAATGTGTATATCACCATACCCTTTGCTTTTACTTCATCCTCACTTAAATACTCACCCAATTCTGCTTCAGGACAACCAAATAGATATTTTGTAGGTATACCACCCTGTCCCAATTCTCTATAAAAGAAAATGTTGTATGTTGCACCCTCATGATTTCTTAAACATATATGATATATATTATAACCATTTTTTTTCTTTTCTATAATATCATCTATATAAATCCCATCATATATTTGCATATGCATTAACTCTGATCTTATATTTGCAATTGTTATCATATACTACGGATTTAATTGTTTAATATGTTTACAAGTTTGTGGTAATGATTTACTATACTGATATGCAGGACAAGTACAACTCCATAACCCAGCTAACCCACCAACATTTTCTGTCACTACATACGATGTCGGACCTGAACTACTTGCGACTGTATGTGATATTTCAACCGCATCTAATTCAGTTAGTCCCATTGTATTAGGTTCTATTTTGTGTAAAGATACTTTCGATGCTACATCCAACATATTATCATGAACAAACTCTTTGAATAAACTTAATGTTTTCATATATGATTTTGGTATTGGTAAGTTTTCATGTATATACCAACCATCAACTCCCTCACCTAAAGCACATATTTTAACATTGTATTTATCATTTGCCCAATCCATTTCAAATAGAACGGCATTGTTCCACGTTTGGGCAGGTCCTCCATTATCTTGGAATACAAAAAATCCTTCAGGTGAATTACATACATCTATTCTAATACTCTGACTTTTTATTTTTAATATTTCGTTGTCTACCTTTTGAAAGTTTACTGGCTTTTGCATGTTTAATAGTTTTATGTTTAATTACTTTTGGTTCTACCTTTGGTTCATCCGTTTCTAAATTCAATCTACTTAATATATCCTTTAATTGGTCACTATAATTCCTACCAACTTCACTATATACTTTGTCCAAATATCTAAAGTATTGTGCTCTACTGGATGGTATAATACTTTCTCGTGTTGATTGTAATAAATAATAATCAATAACACTCATTCTCCAATTTGCGTAGTGTGCATATCCGTTTAATGTAGTATCACTTGTTGTCATTCTGGTGTATGCCCGCCTCATTCCGAATAGGTTATTGTTATTAACACAATTACGGGATTTAAACCACCCACTCTCTAATATCGCCTGTGCTACTATAATATCTTTATGTTTAAATGGTAACGACCACACTGCCATTTGAACATTCTTTACATTCATACTGTCCTCTTTTGTTAAGGATGTATCTAAATTTTGTCCGTTACAACTAAATGTTGCAAATAATAATAACCCCACTAATAATTTTTTCATTTTATAATAATTTAGGTGACCAACTATCTGTCATTAATTTAAGTTTATCCATCAGTTTTGTAATATCCACTATATCCTCATGCTTTATCCAATATGGATATCTTACACAATGTGCTTCGTTACTCCATTTACCAATTATGTAATAACCATTTTCTACTGGCTTTCTTTCTAACATAATATATTGTCGCATATGGTCTCTCCATACACTAATTTCATAACGGTCAACTTTTTCAGTAATACTTTCAATATAGTTTTGTTCATCCCATCTTTGTTCTTTAAGTTTCTTAAAGTTATTAATTGTTAGTTTCATAATATTTACGTTTATGTCTTTCTTCAAATTTGTCCTCTACTAATTGTGCGGCTTTATTATATCCTTTATCTTTTAGTAAGATGATTGCAAACATATCTGCTGCTATTTCATCGTTAGGGTTTCTATCCTTTGTATGTTTTAATAATATATGTGCTACCTCATGTGCCTCAACCCACTTCAATTCATCTTTGGTTAGTTTAATCTCACCATCAATGAATACACATGCTGATGATGTTTCGGTAAATCCAAAACCACATTCATCAAAGATAGGTTTGAGAACATCATATCGGTAATCATCTTTACCCAAAATAGCTACCGCAATGTCACTACGAAACTCACTAAAGTATGTTTTTGTTTTCATTATTTGTTAATTAGTTCAGTAATCAATCTTTGTATTTTACTAGGTGTTGATATTAAATCCCTAAGAAATGTTCCATTACAAGTTACAACATAACTACCATTATCCGTTTTTTCATATAAGGTTACATTAATTAAACTATTAGATGAACTAAATATTTCAATATCCATTCTTAATACTTCAGGTACTGAATATGATGTTGGAAGCCATTTTAAATATACCCCATATCTTTTACTACGTGCATCCACACCTAAATCTGCAACTTCGGTACATATGTATTGTTGTCCCGTAGCGGCAAATAATGGAATTTCAAATACCTTATCTACTAACATTATAGGGTTTCTACTCATTTTTTGTATACTCATAATTTATTTACTTTGAATGTATTTTAATCTTTCGTTCCAATCACTTTCCATTTTTTTAATTAAAAGTTTTTCTTTCTTTTTCTCTTTTAATTTATGAAAGATTTGTCTAATTGTTTTCTTTATTAGTTTTTTCATAACTTTGCATTTTACCACCAACTTGTATAATAAACTGTCTTACCATTTGCAATTACTTCTCTGGCTTTAGCTACAAACTCCAAATCATTTTTTAATTCATCATCATCACTTGATGAATTACCAAAGAAAAAACCAGAGGTATCAGGTAAATCAAATTGTTTCAAATCATGTTCTAAACAATCTAAATCATCTAATGTTAATACAACACAGTCACCATTAAAGTCATTTCCCTTACCACCTTTCTCATAATATAAATCCTGCATCCAACCATGTAAGTTAGGGTGCTTACGCCAATAGTGTATTTCTTCTGGTTGAAAGTTTTTAGTTTCAAAGTCTACTTCCGATTTTGGTTTTGCTTTAGTAGAAAAAGCGAACATATCTAATCCCATAAAATTATTTTTTATTTTTGTTTTCAAATTTATTTATAATACTATCAACACCCCATAGTGCCAATACAAATCCAGTTATCATTCCAATTTCTATTACTCTTACTAACATAATTTTATCTATATAAGGTTACAAATTCTCCAAAGTGTTTATCAAATACATTTATTAAATGCTCATAATTACCTTGCATCATTTCTAATTGAATTGCTTTACCATCTAATCCTAATTGTTTAGCTAAGTTCTTTGCTGTACCAATTAGATAAAATGCATTACCATTAGGACCTGTTAAATCAATTTCAATACCTGTTTCTTTTTTATCTTTTATCATTGTTTTAAATTTTATAGTTCTTCAATTACTCCGAAACATTCGGCAATAAATAATAAACATCCTGCTGTGAATAAACTACCATACATTAAGAATACACAACCGAACATTCTAACACCAGATTTTAATACACTTATTCTAAAGTGTTTGTTTGAATTACTTTCTTTTTGCTCCATCTTTAATTTGTTTTAATTATTCAACTGATACGATTACTACTACACTATCATCCAATTCCGATAACTTTTGTTCAAACTCATCAGTCATTTGTTCAAAGTCATATACTTTTTTTCCATCTTCATCTATGTAATAATAGATGTTTACTTCAATTTTTTCGTTACTCATTTTATTTCTTTTTACTTTTTATTTGAATAATATGTTTACAATCTTTACCTCTACCGAAACCATGTGCGGGACAACTACAAGTCCAAATACCACCATCATTAACTACCTTATACACATTATCTTTACTACCTTTAACTTTGTATTCTTTCTTGTCACTTTTGGTTTCCCATGTCTTTTCATGTCCATACACAATCTTATCCCACATACCTTCCAACTCTGTCCACCCATACCATCGGTTTACTTCTATCCATTCTGCACCTTTACCGGTACATACTATCCATTTCTTTCCAGTCACCGGACTTTCAAAACAAAATGGAGGAAAATGTGATTTGATTTTCATACTATACTAATTTATTTGCTATTCTTAATATTGTTTCCTCATCCTCTTTGGATAACTTCCAACTATTACCGATTAACTTTTTGACTTGTAAATCGAAATCTTTTGGATATTGTATTTCATCATCCTTTAGTGTTCCCTCTAATGCTTTTGGGCAATACCCATCTTCATAAAGTTCATCAACTAATTCTTGTTTTTCACGTCTAGATAACGAATACATAATGTCATCAATATCAATGTCTATACTAACGTAACTCATAATTTTATTTTTTTATTTTCTTTGAATATTCTTTGTTTATTATTATTGTTTCTATATCCTCATTAGTGGTTAGCTGTGTAATGTGTGAATAGGATAATTTGTTTATATTCACCTTATCACCCAACTTTGTCACTATGGTTATATCGTAATATGTTTTCATTAGTCTAAATGGTTTCTATATGCAGGTCCGGCACTACCAAACGATGCTGTATTCATATAAGTTTCAATACCATGTTTTTTAAATGGTTTTTCTTTCTTTGGTTTGATACCCATCTTACGATTATATCTTTGTGTGAATAACAATAATAAATCATAGAAACGATCTTTCCAAAACTCTATTGTTTTTGTTTCTACCTTATCGTATCGGTCAACACGTTTTGCTTTACCATACTTTGTCATAATAGCCTCACCCCAAACAGGAGTATAAACTTTAACATGTGTTTCACCGGCTATATCTTTCTCATTAAGATATGATAATGCTTCATTTACTTTGTCCAAGGCTTCTTTATGATAACCTGCTATTGACATCCATTTTGATTTTTCTATTGATTCGATTAAGTTCATATTAGTTAATGTTAAAGTTTAATTTAGAATAATTTTTACTATCGTATTGGTTCATCATATCCAATGCGTTATGTTTTAATGTTGGGTCCTCATATGATTGAGAAACATGTAATTCTTGCACCCATTTTTGAAAGTTGGGGTCACTCATTGTTGCTATACGTTCTGCTTCTAATTGTTCCCACATTAATACATTTGGGTCAATATCGTTATTGTAAATTGCCATATTATTTGTTTTTATTTTTAAATTTATTTGTTAAGTCTATAAAGAATAACCACCACCACCGCGGCATATAGAATATTAATCGTATGAATACTCTAAAGTTATATCTAACACTATTTCTTATTCTTTCATCTATACCAAGCTTCATTAAGTTATGAGTTTGTATTACCATAGGGAGCATTAATATAAAGTAAATTGCTACAAATGTTTTCATATTAACAACCCCTCAATGCATACTTGCCGTTTAATTGTTTAGCTAAATACCAACCTCTTTTTGTGGATGGGTTTCTTAATGATTGTAAGTGATGAACAAAACTACCACCCTCAATGATACCACTATTACCTCTAATATCAACATCATAAAATGTTTTCATTTCAGTATAAGTTGCATCAGGTCTATTATTCATAAACTGCCATATTTGTTTAGCAACTTGTCCGTAAGGTTTACCCGAATGTGGTGAGTTTTTTGGTGTTTTTGTCACTACAACTTTTTGTCCATTTCCATACAAAGAATTAGATATAGCTTGGAAAGCAGGATTCTTTTTACTTTGTAGTTTATTATAGTGTCCATCTGCTAAACTCAATTTCATTCTACCCAATATACGAGCAGTAACAACACTCATAGTAGCTAAATCCATATTCTGTCTTTTGATACCTGCTTTATTAGTATAGTTTGGATTTTTTGGGTGTAAGTAAATATCAATGTATTCAGCTAATCTCCAAGGTACATCATTTTGTTTACTCTTTGCCCAATTCTTTAATACTGATTTTCTATCACTATGTCTACCTTTCAATACTACCCAACCAAAGATTTGTTCTAATACCTTTTTGATTTCCATAACTTGCTCCTCATTTTTCATTGGGATTGTAGCTATGTAATATTTTGATCTACTCATATTATTTCATATGTTTTAAATGATTAATAAGATTATCTGTATTTTTTACTTTTGTTTTATATGTTCCATTTAGTAAAAGATAACGTGTTTTTTTTATCTTATCAATACGTATTTCTAATAAATCTCTATAATTATATTCCGCGTTAGGTGTCGTGTCTAATTCAAAGTAATACATTTTTAATAATCTATTAATCAAAGATAATTTACTTTTATAATCTAATGTGTGAAACCTCATTGCTGTATTTTCCATATTGTTATTATTATATGTTACCTAATTTTCTATCTTCGGCTTGTGCTTCATTCATACTATTAGCATAATCATTGAATGCTGAATAATCTCTAGCATCTTCATCAGCTTCTTCGTTACTTACATAATGTGAATTACTTTTAAGTAAGTCACGTTCTTTATCGTATTGTTCAGCTTTGAATTTAGTTACATACTCAATAGCTTCATCTAATTTTTTAGCTTCATCATATAATGCTGTTTGTATTTTATCTCTCAACAATATAGATTTGTCTAATTCAGCTTTAAAGTAATTAATACTACTTACATTTCTACCTAATTCCTTTAGGTGAGACTCATTTTGTTCCACTAACTTAGCAGTTGCATAATACAACTGATTTAATTCCAATAAAGATAATTCTAAATTCATATATTATAATTTTTATTTGTTTTTACGAGCCCACAATTTGTTGGCTTTTTTAATTTTGTTAGGTACAACCTTTTGTTTATACCTACCATCATATACACCAGCTTCTAACTGGTCACTTCGTTTGTTACTATTTGGCAGTAACTTTAACTTTCGTTTGTTGTTTTTCATAAACACTAAATTTACTATCCATTGGTATAATGAACTTGTTGTTAGCAGTATCAATTTTATTTCTTACTTTCTTAAACTTCAATCCTACAATAACATTCTTTGCATCGTAGTATCTCATATCATATGCATCACCATCAATAACCTCAATACCCATAAAGGTTTTAGGTAATACTTTACCCTCAAATACCATAGCAACCCTACCTTTGTCACTTTGTAATAACTCCATAGATTGTAACATATTGTAACCGCTGAACGAATATGTTAAATCGTAGTTAGGATATTTTTCAGTCAATTTGAAACGATTAGCAACTTTAGTATAATCATAGAATTGAACATTTGGAAAATACTCCAATATATTCATATCACCTAATTTGAAACTAACTAAACTAATATCAGATGTACCATTGATACGAACTGAAAACTTATAACCTTGCTTAATTGCTTCAACTCTAGCTTTTGTAATTTCCATAATCAACCAAGCCATAAAGAACTCTCTATGCTCAAAGAACAATTTAGTCTTTTTGATACGAGCGTTATTGATTGCGTTTTTCTTTACGTCAATTCTATTATGTCCACTTTCAGTTAAACACGCTGTTCGGCATTCTTCGGTAGAACCAGGACAAACATTATAACCACTTTGTTCAGCAGGTGCAAGATACAATATATAAGTCATCTCATTGTACTTTAAACCTTTAGCAATTTTTGAACTACTTGCTACACTACCTAAATAAGATAAACCAGTTACCTTTTTAGCATTACCGATTGTTGTAAATTTCATTGTATTCATATTATAATTTTTTTATATACCACCCCTCTCATTGTTGGGATATACCCAAAGTTACGACTATTTAGCGACGTGACAATGGCTTGGTCAAAGTATTTTTAGAAGTTTTTTGATGATAATCAATGAGTTACATATATGTTTTTTTCATATATAAAAAAAATGTAATAGACATAAATAACCCATTGAAAATCAACTAGTTATAACTTGCTGATAATCAATGGGTTATGTTTTAGGGTAGTATATTAGGGTTTTTTCTAATATGTTACCTTATTTTAGGGTTATTTTACCAAGAAATTTCCCAATCTTTAAACTCTGCTGCTAAACAATCAATCTTATAGTCCATACGTCCACCCACAACTTCTTGAATTTTGTTTTTGGCTGTATTTCTTATACCATTGATACCATGTGTTAATTCTAAATTGTTACCCTCTTTAATACCTTTACGATAGTTTGATTCGTTCTGCCAAATGTGAGTATTAATTTGTGCTAATACTACAATTGCTCTAATAGTTTCTGCACTAACCGGCGTGTCACTATCATCTAAACACAATTGAATATCATGTACGATGTCTGCAATTTCTTTTGCATATTCTGCTTTGTGTTCAGGAATCTTTACTTCTTTTAATTGAGCTATACTCAATCTGTCAATTAACTCCGCTAATGTTGGGAGATACTTTCTTTCACTCATATATGTAGGTTTTTAATATAACTAATTAATATTTTTTGATTATTCATAATTTCATCAAAATATTCATAATATAATTTATGTAATTCTAAATATGATAAATTTGATAATTCATTTACTTTATTACAAAATTCATCTAAATCATATCCAACATTACAATAGTATAAAGGGCAATTAAATGTCATTCCAAAATATTTACTAAATTCCTCTAATGTATTTTCAGGTCCCCAAAAACAAAATGGCGTGCCAAATAGAATGGGTTTCCATATTTTTTCAGAATAATGTAATAAATTAGTTCTATCTACATATTGATGAAATGGTGTATTACTACTAAATCCTTCGGTTATTATTTCAAAATAAACATTAAAATAATGTGTTACATTTGTATTAGGTGGGGAAAAGAAAACTGGATTTTGTATTTCATTTTTAACTAACTTATAATTTGCTTCTGCTTCATTCATACCATCTAATTCTAATGGTAATGTTTTATAAGCAACTGAATTTTTTATGTATTCTATATCGTTTTTGGTTACACTATACCATTGTGCATTAAAATCTTTGGTATCTAAATTCCAACAAAAACTAACCAAACCATCATCTACTTTATTATTAGTATATAATGACTCATATATTTTGAATCTTTCAGTTCTTAAATGATGATTTAAGAATAAATATTTTTTTAATCTTTTCTTTGTATTTAGATTATGTTCCTGTATATAATTTATTGTATCTATTCTATTTTCAAATGTATCTACCATTTGAAATGCATGTACTGGAAAAAATACATGTGATTTATATTGATTATTTGTAATATTGACAGTAAGTATTTTTAGGTCTACATTTGTAATTTTAGTTTCAAATTCCTCTATTACTTTATTTTCTATATAAGTTTCTACTGATGTAAAATCTATTATTAATTTAATAGGATTGTATTTCTTTACAAATTCAACAACTGAATCAACATTTGGATATGGGTTATTATCCATCATATGGATAACATAGACATTATCCATAGGAACAATCTTAATATGATAGTTTTGATTTTGGGTTTGCTCCAAAAATTGAGTTCCTAATATTCCATTTTCAGTTTTAAAATATCTTATCATATTGAAAACAACTTAAGTGTGTCCTCTTTCTCTTTTTTGATTATGTTTAATAACACCTGATAATTATACTCACAATTAAAATAAGTTTCGTCTACTAATTCTCTTAATTCCTCTATATCCATAGCAGCCAATCTATCTACTATCTTTAAAAATTTTGCAAATCTAATTTTATAGAAAGCAGCTTTTGCATTATCCTCATGTCTTAGTTCCCACATTAGTTCCTGAAATTCAGTAGTATCATCTAATTCATCTGCATCATATAATTGTGGAAATAGTTTAAATCCCATTTCCTCTAATCCTTTATATAACCCAGCACTACCAAATACTAAAAATGGTTTCTTACATATGATAGGTCTAAATGTTTTTTCAGTTAGTGAACAAAAATCCACCGGGTCACTTAGGGTTTCTATAACTAAATCAATTAATGCGTTATTGTTCTTAGGAAAGTTTACCCACTTACAATTAAAGAAATAACTACCCTCTACTTCATTATCAAATATTCTTGTTGGAAACTGAAATGAGTCATCTATAATTGGTAGTAAAACTTTATCACCATCTCTTTCTCTATCACTATAAACCAAATATCTTTTATCTTGTTCTTGGTGGTGTCTAAAAAAGAAACTTGCCTCACACTTACTCATTAATCTATTTTCTAACAGATGTTTATATAAGTGTAATCTTGCTTCTCTTGGTTGGTTATTAGTAGTATAGAAATGCTTTTGTGCATTATAACTATTAACTACAATATTTTCCTTTTCAATCTTTTCGATATTGTTCTCTAAGAAATAAGGTAAACATCCTAAATTATAAACTACATTAATGTTACCCCAATCATGCGACCAGTTTTTAGATGCTATTGTTATCCAAACCTTATCAATCTGGTCTCCAAAGAAATCATTTAGGTCTTTTACTAAGTGTGGAACAGGACCACCGACAGTAAGAAAGTCCATATCCTCACCATAGAATATGAACTTCTTTATAACACCAGTCCTAAGTTTTTCTAATAATTCGTTTGCTTTTGGCAATTGTATAAATCCTGGTATTGCTGATGAAATTGATTCGGTATATATCATACAATATATTTCCTCATCCTCAACAAACCTAGCATTTCCATAATGTTCTGCACTAATAAGGAATTGCTTCATATAACCATCTTTAATCATAGTTGCTCTAGCCTGCTCACTATAATAGTCAACATCAACTATACCCCAACTACTTTTGTATTCCGTAAACTTAATTTTTATTTCTCGCATATTTCTTATAATAAGTATAAAGTGCTAACAAATCACCATCCACTTTTTCAGTAGCTTCATCCCATAAATCTACACCAAACACATCCTTTAAATCTCTCCTTAATGTCCAAAGTATCATTTGCTCGTCTCTATGTGCTTCTAACTCCATTTTAACGGCTCTTAATCGGTGTTTATGTGATGCTTCTTGTGCTAATTCTACTCTATTCTTTTCATCCGTACCACCATAATTTTTATAAGTGGTTTCGTACATATAATTTGCATCCTTTCTTAACTTATCCGCCTGTGTGAATAGTTTAGAATAATTATAATCTCCTCGTTTAATCTTATCGTATATCGGTGTGTGGTCCATAACTTTCAAATGTTAATCTTCGTACATATAATGCATTAAGTGAATGTCCAATTGCTTCTGCTAATTCCTCATCACTTGTCACTTCTAATATTGCTGCAATTACGTCAGCGTAGCAGAAGCGAGTTTCATATACTGAATTTATTGTTTCAATTGTGTCCTCTGCTTTTGTATTCCAATATTGTTCATTCAATTTTTCTTGTTCTAGCCATTGTTGGTATACATAATCTTCGTCACCACTTTCATCGATTGGTGTATTATTCGGTAGTTGTTGTTTGCTCATAATATTCTTTTAAGGTTTTTTCTATAAATTGTATTGCTTCACTATCACCACTATATGCATCATAGCTTTGATAAACTTTTACAAATTTTTCTATTCCAAATGTTTCTAATTCCCACATAACGGAACTAATATTTTTTATGTAGCAGTGGTTAAATCCCATTATTTGTTTCTTTGTTTTATTTTTTCTGCCATTCGGTTAAAGGACTCACTATCGTTTGCTTCTATAATCGGTTTTAAACTATCATATAACCCATTAGAGAACACTTCATCTGTTCCTTTATCCGTTTTAGTTACTGCCTCTCCAATGTGGGCATATCGTTTAACATGCCAATTGCTTAGGGGTGCTGTATGTTTTTTTAAATGTGCTGCCTTTGCATCTAAATAAGCAAACAATTCATCATCACTCATCCCCTTTAATTCTTCGTCTGTCTTATTAAATTCCATAGTTAAATATAATAATAAATAATGTGAAAAACAAAAAAAGGGGAACATTTCTGCTCCCCTTAATATTTTATTGTTTTAATTGTAATATCATTCCACCGCCACCACCTACAACTGATGGTTGAACTCCGTTCCATCTACTTGCTTTGATATACTCAACATAAGTAGGAGTCAATACTTGCTGAATTTTCTTAACTGCCTCAGCCTCACCCATTGCGTTAATTACTTTCGTTGCACTATCACCTCTTGCTTTAGCAATTTGTTTGTTAGCCTCAGCGATTGAACTTTGTAATTGCATCTTTGATGTTTCAGCATCTTGCTTTGCTCTAATCTTAGCGTTAATCGCATCGGATAAACTCTTATCAGTTGGTGTTGGTTGTTTTAAGATACTAAAGTTATCTACAATGAAACCATCTTTCTCAAATCGTTCAGTTACATTCTTACGAACTGCTGCTTCAAAACCTGGTAAGTTATTTAAGATACTATCAACTGTCAATAAACCACTCACATCTTGCATACTACCTCTAACTACATTTCGTAAATAAGTGTTTGTAATACTTTCTAAGTCATCCGTTTTATACTTTAAGTAAATCTTAGATGCTTTTGTTGGATTAACACGGTAGTTTAAACCAATATCCATTTTGAAACCGGCACCACCATTACAACTAACTACAATTGCTTCATCAATTGGTTTACCCTCACTTGCATCCTCAACCCATGCGACGTGTTGTTGTGTTGTTGGGATTGTCACAATATATGTAAAACCCGGTGTGTAAAACTGAAACCCAGTCAATAAAGGTAAACTATCTATACCTCTATAATCACCACTATTGTCAATCTTAAATCCTACTTCGGTTGGACTGATACGGGTACAACTACCTAATGTCACTACTAATGCTACTAATGCTAATACTTTTTTCATATTATTTTGTTTTGTTTAATGTTTTATTCATCCTAAATCTTATCAATTTCGTATTCTGTGAATCGAAAATTTCAAATTCTATCCTTCTATTTCCTGGTGAATTTGCTGCATCAAGCTTTTCTACTTTCTCAATAAGATTTCTAATAGAAGACATATTATCAATGTCTGGAAATTCAAAACTTGTATGGTCGGTTACAATTACCTCCCCTACTGAGTGTAGTTGGTCTATTACGAAATTGGCAATTCTTGTAGTTTTACCTGATTGTCTAAGCATTTCTATTTTTTTCATATTATTTTGTTTTTTATTTATTTGTAATTTTGTTTGTTCCCTTTTGTTTAGGTGAATGATTGTTTTTTGTTGTCCAGTACTTTCTTTTCATACTATTTGTTTTTATTTAATGTTTAATTTTTGTTTAATTGTTTTTGTTGGTGTTTTTTTATTAAGCTCGTCATGAGCCTGTTTGAATATTTGTTTAATTCGTCTATGTTCTTTTGAAAATCTATTAACTCTACCCACACCACTTATGTAGTATTTGGATAAGATAGATGCACTATTACATGCTATAAACGGCATTTCATTAATACCATAATCACTCATATCACCCAATGTCAAAATACCAGCATCAAATTGATTTAATCTAACACCTTTTGGAGCGTGATAATCTAATGCTTCATTTACAACTTTTGAATTGAGAATTGGTCCGTAGACTGAATAACTAACTCCTTCAAATGTAATTATCAGTATTGTAAATAATATTATTATTACTATCATATTTTACTTTTTGTTTTTGTTTAATAATTTGAATGCCACTTTGTAAAAGATAATGAACGGAATAACTAAAGGCCATATGATAGTTCCTAACACACACAATAATATGTATTTCATATGCCAATCACCATATCTATCCATATAATTTTCACTTTCACTTTCATTATTTTCTTTTGTTTTCATAAATGCTATAAATGTAGCACAATATAAAACACTAATAAGTAAATACCACACTATCATAATTTACCTTTTATGTAACTAATAAAATTGTAAATGGCTACCAAACCAATTACTGTCATAATACCCAATCCAAGCAATCCTATAATGTTTGCTATTGTACTGGCTTTATTCAATAACCAAAAAGATGATTGAACTAACCAAAAATATACTGATAATACTACCAGTACCGCTAATGTTCTTGTCACCAGCTTACTTAAATTTTTCATAACTCTATTTTTTACTATAAATTTGTGTTTCCGTAAAAAGTTGATATTGAATTTCACCTTGATTATTTTTATAACCTATTTTATATTCAATATCACGTGTGTATAGATTTACATCACCAATAACCCCAATTGTAGAGTCAGGTTTCAAATATACTACATCACCCTCTTGATATTGAGAAATCCTTAGTTGTTCTTTGTGTTTTGGTTTAACACCACAACTAACAAGTCCTGCTGCTATAAGTGCGAATAATATACACAATGCTAATAGTGCACTAAGTTGTACATCTCTTTTATCACTTTCTTTACCTTGCATATTAAATGTTATTATCTTTATATAATTGAAACCACTTTTTACCCATAGTTTCGTATTTCATATTGAATTTTGTTGGCATTTGCTTCCATACTTTTGGGTTGCTGTATGGTGAATTATTAGGTCTACTCCATCTTCTACTATACCTCATATAATTGTAGAATTGTAAGTAAGCATTTGCTTTTTGAATGTACTCCGGTAAATTAACAGGCAGTTTCCACTTCTTAATTATCTTTACCGATCTCAATTCGTTATCATGTTCTAAATTTCGCGCACGGGTTACGGCATCTTTTACACTTCGTATTTTATTGCCACTTAACCAATGTTCTAAGTTATTTAATCCTGTACAACCTTTTGCCCATGCTTCACAATTTTCTTCCCATTGTGTAAGGTGAGCGTATTCATGTGCTAATATACCTAACCAGTCTTTATGTTTACCAGCTACTACTAACTTTTTATTATCATCATCAAAGTAACCACCACATCTAATATTACCACTCAATACCAAATATTTAACAGGTCGTATTTCACACTTAATTCCTACTCGTCTGCAATGTCCCTTGACATGCTCTATAAAATCTGTTACATTTTTAGTTAATGCCATTTTTGATTTGTTTAAGTTATATAAAAATAGGGATGCCCTTTGCACCCCTATTATGTTAGTTCGGGTAGGGTAGTATGAGAACCCTACCCTACACTACTACCAAGTGATTGTATCGTCGTCTGCGTTAGCATCCTCTGTCACTTCGTTGAATAACTTTTCACCATCATCAGTACGCAAATATTTTTGCACTAATTGTTTGATATAAGTACGCTCACTATCCATTCCACCATCTTGTGAATAGAACGGGAAGATTGCTACCTCAGCTGCTTCTAACAAATCAAAACCATCATATAACAAACCAGCCATCTCTACTGAAATACGAGTAGAAATTGCGGTAGTTAATTTACCAGCATCACCTTTGATTTGGTCTCTAGTGTGTGCTGCAATTTCAGCTACTGCTTTCAAATCCTCTTTGTTTGTGTCAGGATATAACATCTCTAACAATTCAAACTCCTTATCCTTATCTAATGTATCTACCTCAATTGTAACGAAACGGTCTAACAACGCACGGTCCATAACACGTGTTGCTGTATACTCCGAACCGATATTGGCAGTTGCGATAAATGTAACACCCTCAGCTACCTTAACAATTGGTGAATTATCTTGCTCATCTAATCTTAAGTATCTTTGTGTTTGGTCTAACACAGTCATTAAGATATTTGATGCCTCAGGATGTGCTCTACTCAACTCATCCAATAAGATTACTGCGTATGGCGTTTTGATTGCTTTTACAAACGCACTCTCACTAAAATAAGTACCACTTGCTTTGTTAAAGTGTGTGTTACCAATTAACGCAGCACGCGGGTCTTGCGTTGCACCTAAGTTAAAGTAGTAGAAAGGTCTCTTTAACGCTTCTACTAATGCTTTAGCGGCCATTGTCTTACCACTACCAGCAGGTCCGGTCATCATAATATTACGAGCGCGAACTGCTGAACGTAATAAGTATTTCCACTTTAACTCATTCATAATTAAGTTAGCTGGTTTCAATGCGATACCATCCTCGTGAATGAATTTCTTAACATCCTCATGCTCCGTAGGATTTTCTACGATAGTTTCAGCGATGTCAGTATTCATAGGTCTAACTAACAAATCGGTGTATTCTTGCATATCAACTAAACGATATGATTTATCACCATTTTTACCTACATAACCTCTAACTGCTTTACCAGTTGTTGCGGCTTTCTTTCTTAATGAACTACCTACAATTGTTGATGCTGTACTATCTAATACATCACCTTTTGTGTTTACCAAACAAAAACGAGATTTAACATTTTCTACTTTGTAAATTTCGTTTGTGTACCCAAATTCCATGTTTTTTACCTTACTCATACTTTTAGTGTTTATTGTTTAATGTTTAATATTTTACCCTTTCGAATATACTCGAAGTTACGACAATTTTCTCAAACCGCCAAATCTTTTTTTAACCTACTGATAATCAACCAGTTATGCCCCACTTTTTAGTGTAATATATAACTTGTTGATAATCAATCAGTTAGGTTTTTTAGTGTTTTTTAATCTTTTTTCATAAATAACTCGTTCATAGTCTTAACAATAGGAACGATTTGTTTAACGTCAATGAATTTACTGTCACTTCCGTACATTGTTTTGAAATTATCACGTGAACGTCCGTAACCATATGTGTCACCTACAAAGTAACTCATAACTTTAATACCCATATCCTTAATTTGATGAACCATTTTCTTTGTATGTAACAAAGCGTTATGTCCACTATAAGAACATTGGTCATTTGAGAACGAAGGCTCACCATCACATATGTTTAAGAAATAACTATCCATATCTTTGTTACTTTCTACAAAGTGTTTCATAATTGCTTGGAAACATAACCCCTCAGGTGTTGTACCATTTGCTTGCAATGCTGGGAACAATCGTTTCACTTTCTCAAACTTATCAAAACGGCTATCATAAGCGATACATATGTAAGGTTTGTTACCCCACGTACCTCTAATAGAAACCTGTACTGCTAAGTTAGATACCATTGAAGCGGCTTTACAAATAGCAATAGAAACTGCTAATGCATCGTTCCAACATGTACCACTCATACTACCACTACCATCTAAGGTAATATGTAACATTACTTTCTTAAAGCGGTCAACTTCTTTGGTACTGAATACATTTACATAATCATAACCTAAAGCTGCAACTAATCGTTTGTCAATTCTACCATTCTTTTGTCGAGGATTAACTGTCTCACGTTCCTCACTACGAACTGCAATACGCTTACCTAATATAGTACCCATTAAGATACCTCTGCGTAATGTTTCCTCATTCCAACCTTGCCACTCACCTTTCTTATCTTTACCACTTTTCTCATACCAATATGCAAATGGGAAATCACTATCTTGCATTAATGCCTCAGTCATTTTCTTTGAAACAATACATTGAACAGGTTTGATATAACCACCATTCTCCAATTGAGTGTCACCTACCGATGTCATTTCAGTACCACTCTTGTCAATTTGCTCCAATGTATCAGCTTCTTTCTTACTGATTTGCTTTTTCTTAACATTATTGTTTACGAAATCCTTTTGCTTTTTGATAGCTTTCTTTAATTGCTCCATAGCATTCTTAGATAACTTAACTTTCTTACCACCCGCATCATCACCATCAGTTATCTCAAAGTTATCACCCAAATCATCAATTTCCTCAACTTCATCATCACCCTCACCATCACCATCACCTTGTTGTTTTTGTTTAGGTTTTACTTGGACGGTAATATTTTGTAAGATTGTATTGGTAATCTTTTCTGCTACTGCCAATGAGTCAGTAGTGTTTTTCAATCTATCAATATTCTTTAAGTCCAATGCTTCGTAAATCTCTCTCAAACCTTTTAACTTTGATAAGTCAGTATTAGCGTTTGTGATATTGATAATACGGAACATATAACTTTCTAAGCTCTCATCCGTAAATTCGTCACTCTTTAATCCCTTATCAATTGTATCGGAATAGAAATACTCATCATACAATGCTCTGTAATAATCTCTATATCCTGGACAAGTATTGTAGATATATTGGTCAATACGTCTATCCTCTACAAAGTTTACCAATGATTTAACTACATCGAATAAGTTATCTTTGTTTAACTCATATGCTGCACTATCTAATGTTTGAGGATCTTTACCTGCTGCTTTTGCAAAGCCATTGAATAAATCATTTGGTGCTTGATATTTAGGCAACAATTCAAAGTCCGTAAGAACAATGTGTGATGCTTCGTGCAATGCTAACCCCACAGCTACGTCAAACTTTTCTGGTTTAACCTCAGCAGATAATACTACTGATTTACCATCCGTATAAGAGTCACCTTTTTGTGCGAACTTAACAGGAATAGGTTTGTTTGTAAGAATGTTTACAAAGTTTGAGATTGCTCTTTTGTGTGCATTCAATTTAATCATATCGGCAGTTGATGCCTCTACTTTATTTACCTCAGCTGGCTTCCATGTACCACCACTCCAATAAGTACTAGGTGTATCATACTGGCTCCATTCATCGGCCCAAAAGGAACTTGCTGATTTTTTAGTTGTTTTGTTTTTTGAGTAACTACCTCTAAATCTGTCATACCAACTCATACTTTTATGTTTTAGATTTTAATTAATTGAAGATAGTAGGGGAATCGAACCCCTACCAATGTTCCGAACTATCTTATGCTGAAATCTTAGCTCTCTTAGCTAAAGTTCCTAATCTTTGTGAATAGTACATTGCTCTACTCAAGTAATACGCTCTCTTTTGTTCACTTTGAGTTGTGTTAGCTTGTAACAATGCTTCGTTTAATGAATTTGTGATAAATTCGAATTTAGACTTTAAAGTAGTCATACGTGTTTTTTCAGTTTTTAGTGTGGTGACTCCACATTTGTTTAGAATTAAAAGTTTAAATATCATATTATTAATTATGTTTCATACCTTTACATACCCCATATCCTTGTCGTTGTGATAACTTGTATAAGCGAGCAGCATCTTTAGCAGGCATAATTTGTATTTCATTACCCGTCTTATGATTAGCAATTGCAACACCACCTACACGTTCAACTGTGCTACAATTAACACAATTACGATAACCGAATTTTAGTAATCTAAGTTCAGGCATAGGTCCGTTACATTTGATACATTTAATCATCTTTAATTTAGGGTGTTTTTTAGTACACATATTTTTTTGATGTTTGGTTATACCCAAAGTTACGAAAAAATATCCAAACCGCCAAGCTTTTTGGAAAGTTTTTTTAAAATCGTTGACGCTCAATCACTTACATATTAGTTTTTTTACTAATATCGTAAGTCGTTGATAATCAATGAGTTATGAAAATTGGTGTATTTCGGTGTATCTTTTAAGGATTGCCCTAATATTTTCACTACCCACAGGATTAGCTGAATGTATTAAATACTCCGGCATAGGTAAACCATTTTCGGTTAAATATTCTACTAACCATTTTGCACAATCATATCCTGTTTTTTCAGTAAAGTGGCCTTTTAACGGGTCGGGTGGATTTTCTCTACCACCATTATCAAAATAGTAGTTTATATGTTCCTCACCTAAATCGTGGTCAAATGATACAATATTTGGAATACCATGTAATACAATTTGTTCTACAAATTCTTGATAATTTCGTACTACTTTCCAATGTAAATCCACATATCTATTATCACCAGTCTTTTTGAATGATTGTTTAGGTTCTCTAATATCATCTAAATATAAATTGTAACTTTCTTGCATTTCTTGTTTCCATTTAATCATCTTGTTACTCCATAAAAATAAAAAAGGGGATAATCTCTTATCCCCTCTTAAATTACTTAACGATTGTACTATCAGTTTTAGTAGAATCAGCAACTACTGCTGTTGAATCTGTTTTTACTGATGTTGAATCGGTTTTAACTTCTGTTTTTGCACCACCACAAGCTGCTAAAGCTGCGATAGCGAAAATTGCTAACACTTTTTTCATTGTTGTTTGTTTTTAATTTTTAATTGTTTACTTGTTAAAGATACACTTTATTTTTAAAACCACCAAATTATTTAGTTGTTTTCTTAGTAGCAGTAGTTTTAGGTTTTTTAGCTGTTGCTGTTTTAACCTTAGCTTCTACTTCCTTAACTTTAGCTTCTACTTTCTCTACCTGAGCGATAGTATCTGCTTTCACTTTCTTAACTTTGTTTAGGTCATTTCTCAAATTAGTTGCAGTTTCACCTGGAACTTTAGTTTCTACTTCCTTAACGAAAGTTTCCACTTGTGCTTCTAATTGTGTTGCTTTACCAAACAAGTCTTTAATGAATTGGAATAATCCCATTTTGTTTTGTTTTAGTTATTAAATATAAATATATGTCTAAATTACGAAAAAATTATCAATTATCCAAATATTTTAACCCAAAAAATTCATAATTTCGTGTAACTGATTGATATTCACCGAGTTGTATAGCTATTTTCTCACTAGATACAATGGCGTCAACAGGACATTCAGGTATACAAGCACTACAATCAATACAATCATTAGGGTTTATGTATAATTGTATGCCTTTAACCCCATTTTGCTTTGCTTCTTGGAGCTCTTTACCCTCACCGGTAGGATTGATAGGTCCATGAATACAATCCATAGGACAAACCTTTAAACACCCACCATCACATAAATCTGTACATTTACTTGTTATTATAAAACTCATATTATAAATCTAAGTGACCTATACCACCATTTCGTTCTACATTATATGCAAATGCTCTTTCTCTACCCTCTTTGATATCGTTTATTACAACTCTATCTCCATTAGGTAAATCAAATATAATAGCGTGATATTTTAAGCCATTTTCGTCTAATGCTCTTAGGGTTTGTTCTTTAGCAGATGAAGGTCTTGCCGTAGTTATAATGATAGTATATCCCTTTGCATTCCATTCTTCAAACTTTTCCTTTGTTCCAGGTAATATGTTTTCAGTTGCATGCTCAAATGTTGTTCCATCAAAATCTACAAATAAGGTATTCATTATTCTGCGTTTACTACTTCAATAATTTTACTTTCTTTAGCACCAGTAACTTCATAATCTACATTGATTGCTGAATCGGTGAATAACTTAACTACTCTAGCTTCTGCTTCAGTTACGCTCATTGCATCCACTAAATAGTTTTCTTTTGTTTTCTTTACTTTACTTACGCCCTTTCCGTTATCTACTTCATGGTGCATTGTAACTTGTACTTCATAATACTTTGCCATAACTTAATTGTTTTTGTTTATAATTAAAGATACGTTAAATTTCTGTATCTTCCAAATCTTCTTCAATAATTTCTTCATCATCATCTTCCGCAGTGACACCTTGTTCTGCAAACTGTCCGTTCTTAGGTATCTTTCTCTTACCTATTAATAAAAAGAAACAATTGTAACATAAGAATCGTAAGTTCTCTAAAGTATGGTTTCTATAATCACCATCTAAGAAATCTAATAACAGGGGTGCTTTACCATCTGTTACTCTTACTTCATCAAATCCACATGCTGTGCAACACTCAGGAAACACATCATTTTTAATCAATCTTCTCTTTAGCTTACTAATTGGGTATGTCGGATGCATACCTTGTAATATCTCACTTAATGGATATTTACCTACCGTCAGTTTTAATCTGCGTTCAATAGGAACATTCGTAGGGTTATAATCGATATCAAAGATACCATACAACTTTGCATACTTTTTATATGTGTTGTATGATACCCCTAATGTCCTTGCTGTATCTTTTGCTGAACGAGAACGTCCTTGTGCTTCCGTAATCTCAGCTGCTAATAATTGTCTACTACCCAATCCTCTTTTTAGAGTTCCTTTAGATGAGTTATCTACTTTTTTATAACCCTTATCTATATTGGGAAAGAAACCTTCATTTTCCATAAAACTATTTGAACTTAAATCCAGTTAATTTTGTAATTGTAGCTACATCAACTTTATGTGATTCTAAACCTGTTTGTTTTCCATCAACATTATCAAATAAGAATGCTAAGTATTCTTTAGTTTTAACAATGTAAACTACTTTCCAGCATTGTTTAGGAATTGTTGTTGTTCCAACTTTTTCAGCTACACCAATATTACCACACCATACATGTACTGAATCATTTGCAATTGACCATTGTCTTTCTGCTGTTTCTACTGACTTCCAATCACCTGCGTTTAATGCGTGATATTGAGCTGCCATATTAGAAAAATAGAAACACTCAGCTTGAACTTGTGGAGTTTGGCAAAGGTTATCCGCTGCTGGACACATATGCCCTCTATCAACACCTTTTAATCCTTTTGCTTTGTGAGTTTGATTGATTAAATCATAATCAGCTTGCAATTTTGTATCAGCTGCTGCTAATGGATCTGGTGCAAATTGATCTTTTCTCGCCATAGGTGATGCACAACCTACTTTTGCTTTTGTGTCCCACCATTCTACCAATACTGGATAATGTAATGATTTACTATAAGTTGCTGTGTAGTTTGTGTGTTTTAAAACTACCAAATCTTGTGCTTTACCACCGATAGCAAAGAATGCTAAAACGATGATAACTAATAATAACACTTTTTTCATAATTGTTTTTGTTTAATGTATATATAAATATATTAAAATTAAATTAAATTACCAAATAAAAACCCCCATATTTCTATGAGGGCTTTTTGTTGAGTATATACTTGACTGCGAATTAAAAATTAATCTTCAAACTTACATCTGAAGTTCTACCCCAACCTTTGAAACCATTTAGCAATGTTCCAGCGTTAGTACCACTTCCGTCAGTTGCTTCAATCCAATATTGTTTATCAAATAAGTTGTAAACATGTGCTGATGCATATGAATCAAACTTACCGATTTTCAATTTGTAACCAATTCTTGCATTTGCAACACCAAATCCAGGGATTTTGTATGCTTGTGCAGTCACGGTTGCGATTGTTCTTTTACTTGGGTCGTAGTTAGCGTAGTATTTATCGTTGTATGTGAAATCACCACCTAAATCTAAACTCTTAGTAACTTGATATCTTACGATAGTTCCTAATTGAGTTTGAGGCTGATTACCTACGAATAAACCATCAGAATATACATTAACCTTTGTTGTAGTGTTCTTAACAGCATCTAATAAAGTTGCAGATGCGTTACCTTTCCACTTCCAATCACCGGCAGATGCGAATGCACCTACTTCTAATGCTTTAGTTACTTTTACTTTTGCTTCAGCTTCAACACCTTTGTGCAATGCACCTTGTCCTGTGATTAAAGCACTATATTGTGTTCCATCAGGATTAGTTAATAAAGGAGATGCTAAAGAACGATTCTTAAATTCAGTATAGTAAGCGTTCAACTTAAATGTTAAAGTTCTACTTCTAAAGCCATAACCTGCTTCATAAGAGTTTGCTTCTTCATTTTTAATGTTAGAGTTTACTGCGTTACCACTATTAGGATTTGTAGTTGTTGTTGTACCATTATAGATGAAACTCAAATAAGGAGCTCTACTATATTTTCCAGCGTTTACAAATACGTTATTGTATTCATCTAAGTTATAGTTTACACCAAATTTAGCATTATAACCAGTTAAATCAACTTTAGCTGCATTGTATTCAGTATGAGTTGCGTTATATCTATCAGTTCTACCATAATAAGTTTCAGAAATAGCACCTTGTGCAAATACTGATAATTTATTCTTAGTGTACTCTAATTGTCCGAATGTACCTAAATAGTTCACTAAACCATCGTAGTCATAAGCTACTCTATTGTTTACTGGAGTTACTTTAGTTACATCGATATATGAGTTTGCGTTAGCATCAACTGTCGCATGTGGAGTGAATGGGTCTTTATAGAAAGAGCCACCTACTAAATCTCTCATTTCACGGAAGTGAGTTCCTTTATAAGTTCTACCATCAACACCAAAAGATAAGTTTAATTCTTTTGTTAATTTTGTGTTTAATGTAGATAAAGCACCTGTCCAAACGTGATTGTTGATTGAATTTCTGATACCAAATGCAGAACCATTTACGTTTGTTGCGTTTGCAGTTGTGATAGGGTCAGCAATAATTTGACCTTGTGCATTTCTTGCAGATGGAGTTGTACCAATTGTACCTGAACCACCACCATGTCCAAATGATGTATAAACAGCAGTTGTTAATGATGTTTTAGGTGAAATCTGCCAGAAGTCATTAACTTGGAAGATTGGTTTATGGAAATAGTTAATATTGATATTCTTTTGTTGACCATTTACAACATAAACATCTTTATTATATTTTAAACCATATTGATTATACTCAGCTGCAGTCAACATAGAAGAACGTTGTCCGTGCTCTTGTGGTGCACCTAAGAATGTTACTGATAATTTGTGGTTTTTAATATCTTTAGCGTAAGATAAGAAATAAGAATATGCTTTAATATATGAATTGTTTACATACTCACTTCCTTGTGTAGTTGAACCTACGAAAGAAAATGCACCATTCTTAGTGTTACCTGTTGATAATGATAATACTGTCTTAGATTGTCCGAAATCAGTCAAAGATTGAGAGATTGAACCACCTTTTTCAGCATCGGTTGTTTTAGTAATAATATTCATAGTACCACCTACTGATTGGATAGCTAATTTAGAAGCACCCAAACCTCTTTGTACTTGAATTTCTTTCAACTCATCACCAATACCTGCCCAGTTAGAAAAATAGACTGTACCACCTTCCATATCGTTTACAGGTACACCATTAATCAATACTGCGATATTTTTGTTATCGAACCCTCTAATGTTAATACGAGAGTCACCATAACCACCACCTGATTTAGTTACAAATGCAGAAGGAGTAATTCTCAATAATTCAGGTAATTCTTGTGTACCTAAATTCTCAGCTGCGAATTTTGCATTAACTGATGAGATAGCAACCGGAGTTTTTCTATCCACACCTAAGTTAGCAAATACTGCAACTTCTTTCAATCCAATAGATGTAGATTGTAACTCAATTACAATACCATCCTTTGCATCTACTTTTGCTGTTTTAAAACCAAGATAAGATACTTTGATATCCTCACCTTTCTTTGTTGTTTTAAGTGTGAATGTACCATCTAATCCAGATGTTGCATTAGCACCATTTTCAGTCGAAATACTAGCTCC